TGATTACAACTGTACCAATTGCTGTTGTCTTTGTGTAGACATAAAATGTTGCTGTTGTTCCTGTACCAGTGGCAATTGTCAAAGATGATGATCCTGATGTTGCTCCTACTGGTGCAGCAGTTGTGTGTAGTGCAGACACGATTGTTGCATTTGTTGCTACGACTGAAACGCTTGTTCCAACATCAACTGTTGCAATAAACTTTAGTGCGTCAGCAGCATCTACTGAGTTATCTGCAGGTACTGGCAATGATGCAGGCGTTGCGATTGCTGAGTTTGTAGTGTTTGCTACAGAATCAAGCGATACAGCGACTGTCATTACAGCAGCACTTGCAGGCGTTGCTACGATTGTGCCCAAAGTCATGGCTGCAACCATGGCTAGTGCGATTTTCTTGAATGAATTCATTCGGTATTTCTCCTTGTTTATAGTAGATTGAATCTATCCAGATAATCTTTTACATCATCTGGCATAGGTTTATAGTGTATCACATTGTCAATACCTGTGTCAACCTGCTTAGGTCTATCACTAATAGTATGAACTTCAACAACCTGGTTTTGGTCCTTTGGGGTATGTGATATTGCCCCAAATATTGCTCCACACACAGCATCAGCCAAGTCCTTTGACTTTTTTCGTGGGTGGTCAACTCTATTATTTTTCATAATTTTTAACTGGGTTAGTTCATCGAACAGTAGTTCGATTGCTGGCATGGCCAATCTTTCCTCATATACAAGCATAGCCATATCCTCGTAATGCTTCTTAGCAACAGAAACAGTATCAGTTCTCATTCCTACCTGCTTTAACTCATTTTGAATATCAAATGACTGCCAACGGTCAAAGGAAACCATTCCAATATTAAACCCAAGTCTACGAAGGTTTTGGATCCACATTTTTACTTCAGATAAGTTGACAGGCCCCTCAACCTTTGGCTCCCACCAGGCTACTGCATCTACAACAACAATGGGTGCTACCTGTTCATAGTTATTAATTACCTGAATATTTACCCACTTGTCTACATGAGCAATAGCAACTGCACACTTGTCATGCTTTTGTGCAAGGTCGGCATGAACATAATAAACCTTGTCTGGATCTGGCTTAAATGAATCATCAAACCTTCTAAAGTTATCCACAGGATTTCTTAGTGTCATGCAGGACCTTACCTTTTCAGACTGCTTAAAGAATGCATCTGATGCAAAAGTTGGTACGCATGCAAATCTTTGCATTGCATCTCCAATGTCTGTTAAAAATGCAATCTTAAAGTCATCAATTTTTCTTGTTGGGTTTACTTCCCAAGTTGGTTTCTTTAATGCAAATACCCCTGGGTACTTATATGAAAGGATTTGATCTTCATCCCAAGAAATATCAAAGTAGTTATCTGGATCATCTTCTGGCAAGATTGGGTTAATTATAAACCTATGAGTCTTTTCAATTGATTCCTTTTCCGCAATTACGGCATCATATCTTTCTGAAATAAAGTCTCCTGGATATCTTGGGAAAGAAAGCAAAACAACTTTGCCAAGATCAGGGAAACGAGAATCTACGGAAGCACGGAACGCTCTGTAAATATTATCAGCAGTCTTACCTTGATCGTTTCCTGTTCCAATCTCAGAAGCAAAACCAGAGATCTCATCAAGCACTGCAAGTAACAGGTTCAAACCCTCATGAGATTCTCTTTCTGAGTGACCAGAATAAACCGTAATAGATTTATCAAACTCAACTGAGTCTGCCTTAGCGTTATACTTTCCAACAAACCATGGTGACTTTTCAATCTTAGTCTTAAAACCTTTAAAGAAAACATTCTTAGCCTGTTGAGCGTTAATAGCCACATTGATAAGGTCAATAGCATCTCCAGATGGCTTACCAAAATACTTTGCTGGGTCTTTTAAACATAGAAGTTTGTATACGATGTATGAGCAGGCTACGGTTGATGTAAAATCTTTTCCAGATCCCTTGCCAAGTTGCAAGATGATTTCATTCTTTGTGTACTTGTTATAGTACTGAGTTCCTTTTTCTTCCCCCAACAAATTTATAAGATCTTCTTTACGATAGATTTGGCTCATTGCCTCAACAATGTCGTACTGAATGTCAGACAGTGGTGGTTGCCCAAGGTAGTCTTCGCCTTCAACAAATGTTCTTGCGTCTACTGGAATCTCTTGAAAATGATCATCCTGTAAGGCCTCTAAAAATTCATCAAACATCTTTGACATTATTCCCAAAACCCAACTATAACATATTTAGTTCCACTTGTAACTGGATCAGCAGAATGAGAAAACTCTTCATGAGATGGGAATATAAAAAGACTGCCTGCTTTAGGCTTAAATGATTTATTAAATTTTGTAAATGTTAGCGTTCCTCCATCGTAATTATCATTTAAGTATAGTATTGCAGAAACTTTTCTTGGAAACTCTTCTGTTGAGTCTGTGTGTTCAATAAAAAACTGACCTTCTTTGTATCTTGTGACTATGTATGCAGTATTTTTTGATATACTTATATTATTATCTTTGGCGTATTTTGTTATGTGTGGCTCTATTACAGAGTCTAAATGCCTATAAAATGAGGGTGGCATATCAGCAACCCTTACATCTCTAATACTTTTGTTTACGGCAGCACCTTTTTCTAAAGAATATCTAGATTTTGCAACTCCGCCTTCTTTCCAGGACTCTTCATTACAGTGTTCTAAAACATAGTCTAAACTTATATCTTCAAATTTTATTATAGATATTTGGTCTAAACTACTCATTGTGTACCTCAGAAACTATAGTAACTACCTGACCCTCTTTTGCAATAGATGAAAGTCTGTGCATTACCAGATCTCTTATTTGCGGGTGCTCGGAGGCTATGTCTTTTAATATTCCCACAAGGACTTCCTGTCTTCTCTCAATCTCAATCATCTCTTCGGCAAGTTCTTTATTCTCAAGCAGTCCAGCCTTTTGAAGCATATCAATACGCTTTGACTCGATGTCCATTACAAGTTTAATTGCTGCAGTCTTTGCACTAAGATTGTTAGTCATAGATGCCTCATCGATAACTTCGTATGTGCGAGAAACTAACTTGCTGTAGTGGGTGTCTGCTGCAGCCAACGCTTCTTTAGCACGAGCACGGATAGCATCATTAGCAGATGCCATTACCTTCCACTCATTAATAAGGGTTACAACTCTTTGTCTTGGGATGTCAAGTTGCTTAGAGATTACCGTTGGGTCGTTGCCTTTTAAGTACTCCTCTACCACCTGATTAACTTGATCAAGATGTTTAACTAAATCATCTTCGGTTGACATATTTACCTTCTAGCCTATTTATTTCATCCTTTATGTAGAAGATCGCCTTCTCTAAATCTTGAATAGTCTTAGCCTCATCTTTGAGCCCTGCTCTCCATAAATACTTAAATGCGTTTCCAACATTAAAGTTGCGATGACGAGTAATCTGAATACACTCAACCCCAGATGGGTCTGATGTATAGTGCATAGGATGGTTTACTTGATCAACAGTGATTACAAATTTTTCACTATCAAATGGATTTGGTCTACGCCCAGTCGACATCTTCGTCCTCCATTTCAAAAGTGTCTGGCATTCCTTTTAGAGTTAATGTTGCGTAGGATATACCAACTGCTGCTACTAATGATAATATAAAAATAATATACCTAATCTTTTTCATCGCTTTGATTTCCTTAATTTAAATTTTGCAAGGTAGACATAGATGGTCTCAACACTAGCCCCACACTCCTTAGCAATTTCTTCTGGAGTCTTTTTATCCACAAGATATCTCTTACGCATATAGACTTCGCTTGTATATAGTTTAGCACCCACGGTATTAATTGTCAACCCCTCTCTCTTCTATATCATAATTAAATCTATCAGAGTTTTCCATAATCCATTTATCCTGATTTTCAACATCATATTTTCTCTCATTAATTATTCTATCAATCAAGTATTCTTTTTCAAGGGTAAATGATGGCTCATAAATACGAACTCTGTTGTTAGGCTGAATAGCAAAGTTTCCATCATCTCTTTGTATTACGTGCCCACACTTGTGATCTGCAGGGCTTTCAGAATATCCATCATCTAAAACATTTGTATCTGGATTGTGCCAGTCTAACGTAAATAGGTATGTTCCCTTGTGCATTGTCTTTGTTCGATCTATGTAAGACATTCTAAGGTTTGTTAGATTTTCAAATCTTGTTACAGCAATGTGGTGACTAAATGAATTCCATAGGACCAGATTATGAAGATCAACTTCTGGAATACCTGGCTCTGTACAAAATGCAGAGATTGGAAGTCTCCACCAAAGACCACCGTCTGGCATCATAATATGAAACAGTGGGCTTCTTGACTTTAAACTTGATACGCCAAAGACAACACACTCAAAGTATTTATCATGGCTATCTTGGTGATTTCTTAAATAGTTTCCACGCACATAGCAATGTATTGGTGGTATGTTTGCATTTAACTCTGGCATTATTCAGTCCCTCCTACTGCTTTATTCCAATTCTTAATTGCCCAGTGACCAATACCACAGGCATCTGCTACATCATTATCTGTAATTGTTCTATCGTATTGCATATTAATAAAACTAATTGTTCTTTGTTTTCTTAGTTCTCTTTCATAAGACTTAAGCCATGACTCTGACTTCCCTGGATTTTGTGACTTAATAAATAGTTTTTCATCTTTAGAGATCTTCTTGTTCCCAATAAAGTTCTGCCAAGTAATTGGTGCCACCTTACCTATAACCTTTGTGCCAGTCTGCCCTGCTGCTCCAAGAATAGCACCTTGCACAAGAGCAAGATCAGCAGCAGTCTTTGGGCTATTCATGAATACTGTGTGCTCAATAACGATAGCCTCAAATCCTTCGTATATATCAAGAAAGGCCTTTACCTTTTGTCCAGCATCCATAACTTTTTCGTAGGTGTCCCTGCCTTTAAAATTAATCTTACCTACCGACTTTAATGTTTTTTCTTGAGTATCAAAAATAGCAAAGGCAAGACTATTAGTGCTGGCGTCAATAGCACAAATAGTTTTTGGAAGTTTAGTTCCTATTGCCTCTGCTAGTTTCATTTTAAATTATCCTTAATTTCTTTTAATGCTTTTGCTACATCTGAAGGATTAACATTGCATTTTACACAAAGACTCTCATCATTATATATTGACAAAGGCTCTTTACATGACTTACAATTTCTTTCCTTACCTTTTCTTTTTTGTCTTCTAGAAACCATATACCTTGCAGCAATTTTTTCTTTAGTAGACATATCTCTACATTCAGGTGAACAATATATTTGATAGGTTATATCTGTTTTAAATTGTTTGTCACACCATTGACAATGTTTCATCTAGTGGCTCCAAGGACTTTAGTTTAAAGTCTCCCTTGCCAGCATCTGCACAAGCCTTTTTAATAGGACATGATTTGCAGATCTTTGAATTTGAGCGATAGTTCTTTTCAGGCAGGGTTCTGTCGACCCAGGCCTTACGAACTGATCTCATCCATTCAAACGTCTGGTCTACCCACCGACGATAATAATCATTTACTTCTACTGGAAGTATAAGCAACTCGTGATTGTTTTTATTTTCATAAATAAGAACTGCTTTAGGCTTCTTAAGAATCTTCATATAAATAAGTAACTGGACTAAGTGGCCAGTCTTTGGTTTCATGTGAGCCTTGCGGTACTCAAAACCTTCATTCATCATTGTTTTAATCTCACCAAGGAGTTCTTCTCCTTGCCAATTAACAATAACATCCCCATAGCCAAAGATTGGTGGATCGTTGTTTGTGATCTTGAACTCAGAATCTACAAGGAAGTCTGGGACATTTCCCATTGCTTCCTGAATTCTTTCGTGTGACTTTGTTCCTGCAGTCATATTTGCTGCGCTGTATGGTGTTGCATCATCTTCAAACATCTGCCCATCAAAAGCAAGGTACCAGTATCTCGGACACTCTCCATGCCCATAAGCAATGGTTGATGGAGCAAAGGTTTTCTTTTGTGTTTGTTTGTCTATGCGATTTACAGTATAACCAGACTGAATTTTTTCAGTAAGTCCAGCAACATCTATTGCGTGTACTGGTGGCTTTTCCTGCTTAACCATAATCTGCTGTAATAAACTTTTTGTCATTTTTTGCTCGTTTCTATTAGTATAAGTATAGCATATTAGCGTGTAATATACTTTAATGCAGATACTAAATTGTTTAACGACTCTGCTGCCGTGTAATAAAGATTCTTTTTTCCACGATCTGATTTATCCACATTGGCCATCCATGTAGCCTTAAAAGCCATCTTTGCTGCAATTGCCTGTAGTCTTACAATCTCTACATGAGCAACATTGATTGGGATATCTGGCTTTATAATTAGTTTAGCAATCATTGTAAGTGCGACTGTAAGTTCTTCATCCTGCATATAGTCTGCAATCTCTGCCAAACCATTCACCATATCAATTGTTGTTCCTTGTTGTTCCATTATTCCTCCACTAGATCTTCTAATATACTCATCTCAATTATAGCAAGTCTTACCTTAGAATTACCCTCGCCCAGGACGACAACTATGGCTGGATCTTTACCGTTCTTCATGGCATCAGTGGTAGCCTTTGCCCAAACCTCTTTGTTTAATGTAAAGGACTTGCCAACTTCTTTAAAGTCTACAACAAAGTTTTTCCAGGAAGCATCTCCCTTTTGAGTATTACGACCAGAGTTCTTGTGCTGCTTAGCACCTATCCTCTTAGACTCACTCTTCTCTGTCATTGCCCTTCCATTTCTGCTTACCAAACTTGACAGTACTTAAATGTTTTGCTGGGCACATCCAAGTCATTGTCTTTGTCTCAGCATAGAGCCTTAAGGATTTAACCTCTGCTTTGCACTCATGACAAACAAACTTCCCATTATATACTGTATAACTAGGCATTTAGTTTAGCCTTGATCGATTCTTGCAAATCAAGATCCTCCCTTACACGATTAACGAATGCTTCTTTGCCCTGGACTTTTGAGCCATCAGGTAGTATGTACCACGCACCTGTGCGCTCTACAATACCATTTAGTTCTGCTGTAGTAACCAAATCACCAATGGTATCAAGACCAATATCGTCACCTCTAAAGTAAAAATCATACTCACCAGACTGGAACCCTGGAGAGGTTTTGGAGAACTGTAGTTCCCACTTAATAGTTCTACCAATTTTTTCTTCAATTAATTTATCTCCTACCTTGATCTTGCCCTTAA